TTCCAGACGACCAATCTGTAATCGCTTGCATTATGTCATCGAACAAACCTTCCATCGCAGCTTTTGGATCGGTATCCAACAAATCGAAGAACTTTTCAAACGAAGCAACTACATCATCTTTGAAAGCACGGATTCTATCTAGGTTAAAGATGTTCTTTAATTGATCGAGGACACCGGATCCTGGGCCTCTGATAAACTCCAAGAATAAATCACCAACAGCCTTACCCATGTGGTAAAACTCTTTCATCCAATCTGCGATGAGGTTCATTAACTCTTTCCACTCGGGAGATCTTTCGAGTACTTCCATGAATCCTTTCATGAAATTGGCCAGAGGGCCCTCCGCCATTTGTGTCATTGCATGTGACATTTTTTCGATAGACTTTGCAACATCTGCCATTGCTTCTTCGGGGGTCATCTGTGCCGCAGCTTCTTCTGCTGCATCTCCAAAGTCATCAAATCCCATTTCATCAGGATCGATACTCATTGCATTTTGCAGTGAGCTCATATCCATACCCATTGTCTGGGCCATTAATTTCTTTTCGTGTCTACTTAGTTCATCGAATGATTTACCAGTATCTGCCAAAGATTCACGTAACATATCGATTCGTTCGGCAGGATTTTCTGCGTTCATCATCTCCATTGCGTCGATGTTCATTCCGAAAGCTTCTGCAAGTTTTCCAGCAGATTGTGCAGCTCCTTCGAAGGTGTCGAAAGTATCCATTACACCTTTCAGCGCACCAATCTCCACACCTAATTTTGCAGAATATGTCGCGACAGCCGCCATCTCCTTAGTGGAAAGATGACCGAAGGACTCCATATCACCAGCAAGAGCACTTAAGTTTTTCCCGATTATCTTTACGTCAACACCGAACTGTTTCGACAGGTGAGCTGATGCAACCATGCCTTCAGTAAGAGACTCTTGGAGGCTTTGTCCAGAACTTTTTGCCATTGACCCAAGGTTCTTCATCGCATCTGCCGATAAGTTCATTCCCTTCTTCATGATCAAAAGCTCTGAAGCAGCTCCCTGAACCTCATCTTGCAAGAATACCAAAGAATCCCCAAAGTCTCCTGCAAGGGCGGTTACTTCTTTGAGGATTGCAGCACTATTCCCAATAGAAGCCCACAAAGAATTATTCGCTTTTCCTAATGCTGCTTGTGCAGGTGCCAACTCTTTCGTAAGACCTTTTACGAACTTACCTTGTGTTTCGTCTAAATTACCGAACTGTTTGATAATGTCTTGGTTTGCTTGGAACATTTCACCACCGGCTTTGTTCCTATAATCAGCAGCCGCACTAAACAGGCCGTCGAAGAATCCAGTAACAACTTTCATTCCAGATGACACTAATCCAATAACAGATGTGATCCCACCAGTTAGAAGATCCCAGGAACCTGACAAAAAGTTAAGTCCACTGTTAAACGAATCTACCGCAACCTTAGCACCAATGGCCACAGCCGCATATTCATCAAGTTTATCAGTGTTAATCGAAATCTGTTTACTGTTTCTACCAAGTGCGTCTGTTAGACCATCTGTTCCATCTGTATTTTCTTTAATTACATCGTTGAGGTTTTGTGTCTGTTCATTTTGTTTTTTCTGAGATTCGGCTGCACCCTCAGCTGCACCCTTAAGCCCTTCTGAGGCTTGCATTGCTTGGGACATACTACTCGCAACCTTCTCCCAAAGCTTGGCTTGAGCTTCGAGGAGCTCGTTCATCTGGCGAACTATATCTACTTGGCCTTCGGTTGGTATCTCTTCTGTTGCCACGCGCTAATCTCCAAACATAAAAAATCCTAACGAATTTAATTATCCGTCAGGATGGATTTTCGTAAAAGGATTCTACGTTTATAGAGGCCAAGCGCTTCCTGTTATTTTTCGGAATCTCTGTGCCGCTTTATTCTTTTTTGCGACGAGCCTTTCTATTTCGTTTAGTCTTACGTTCTTTCGCTGAAGACTTTCGTACAACTTTTTGCTTGCGTTTAGAACTTGTTTGAACGCTGCTATCTCTGAGATCTTCCCTTTGATTTTCACGCTCTTCTGGTTCCCCGTTATGTATCGTATCGATTCGATTATCAGTCTCTGTTTCTTCATCGTTTAAGTACTCCTGTGCCCACTTTTTGTAATTATGTTCGATTTTGAAGAGTTTACCCTTCTTGGCGTCTTTTTCTTTCCAATATGCATTTTGTGCCAAAACAACCCTTCTTCCCCACATATCTGTATGTACCTCAACAGCACCTTGGTCAACCAACACCTTGACGATCTCAGAGAACACTGGAGCCGACTGAATCGACAATAACGCATAGATACAATCCCCAATGGAAGCTTCGTTCAGATCGATCATAGAAGATCCTTTATTTGCCTATCTATTTCTTTGATACTGTCACTAAACTTGTTCAGAATAGCTTGATGGTGTTCATCATTAACGAGGTTTTCGATGTTTTTCAATAATGCAAATTGTTCTTTAAGTCGATTTTTTGCAGCAATCAGATATTTGTATTGTTCAGGAACAATTACTTTTGGTTCGAACTCCATGAACTTATCTTTGATGTTTTCTAATGGAAGTTCATCAAGGTCGAAACCTGCATCTTCAAACTCATCGCATATCTTATTGACTAGTTCCCTAATGGTGATGTTTTCACAATGAACCCAACTTACCGGTTGATTTTCGTATGTTGCATATATTTCCTGTAGCTTTTCGTCACCAGTAAGGATCTTGTCATAGTAATCATGAAATATTTGGTCCATCAGTCTCCTCCAAAGAAATCATCCCAATCGAAAGGATTCCTGTGGAACTTTTCTTCCGCTTTCTCAAGAATCACTTCGATTAAGATTTTTTCCGTATCTGATCTGATAAGTTTGATGACTTCTGGGAAACATCCCCACTTGTAGGCTCTTTCAAGGAGATCCAAAACTTCGTCTTGTGTCATTAAGTGAATCTCCTTAATTTTGCAGGCACCATAGCTCGATGTCTTTCCATCATTGCACGGACATCTGGACTATTTTGGTGTGCTGCTCTAGAGCCAGCGCCATTTTCGCCCTCATTAGTTCTATTAATTTCTTTTTGACATCTCTCAATAAACCATCTTCTTTGCCATATAGGAATGTTGTAAGCCTCTTTGTATGTGAAGCCCATATAGTACATCAAGGTAAAGATCTGGTCTAAGAAAAGTGTCTTATCAGACTGCGTCAGGCCAAAAGAAGTTCGCCCCGAGAGGCATGGAGACCTCCGACTCCTCAGAACAATGTGGGCATGTAATGTGTTGCTTCATTGTGATACCGGGTTCATTAGCATCCATAGCTTTTCTCAATGCCAAAGAATACCGTGAAGGCATCTTTTGAATGAACATTTGGATCTTAGACTTATCGGTAATGTCATTAACAGCAACAATTTGGTGTTGGTATCGTGTGGTGATCACATTGGAGTTTTGAAAACCTTGCTTCTTCTTTCTTTCTTGCATCTGCGAAATAGCAACTTCGTCATGACCAGTCATGTGACGGTATCTAATTGTAAGGTCAGGATCGGTATCTTTATTCTTCGGCATTTTAGCTTCGAATATGTTTGCCCCTTCAGCGATTGGATTTTGGCTCAATCGTGTAATAGGCAAAGCTGAAAGATTAAAATCCTGTCGTGATTTCTCTCCACAAGAAGGACACTGTACTTCGATTGCATAGTCTGAACCATAACCGGTAATTCTCAAGGAGACCATCAATGCATTTCTATCTCCGAGTACAAGATCGTTTGGATCGATTCTTTTATCAATCAAACAACTTTTGATTAGTTCGGTGATAACGGTTCCTTTCTTAATAAGTGCTTTCGAAGTCAAAATATCTTCTTCTCTAGCGGTCATCGCACGAATCTCAATAGTTTCTTTCATGTGAAGTGGACTATCTGGAGGGTAGATAACCCCTTTTGAAGGTAGGGGTACGTTTTCTACTGGGATTTCCAATCCGAATTCGTCACGGAGAACATCTTTTCGTTCTCCTGCCCACCCTTGTGCCATTGATCCTTCGGGTGTGTTCCCGGTAAGGACGTCATTTCCTTTACGTTTGCTCATAATGTCTCCATAACAAAACTAATTTAACTAAACTTAACTGTATTTTATCGTGTGTGACAGTGTTGTACAATCAGATTACGTCCTTCCCGTCATTTCTTGTACTCGTGAGTAGATGTAATCGTAATGTTGCATCAATCCGAAGTCCTCACAAACGGTGGAGACCGCAGTATCGATGTCTTGTCGACGCATTAGGACCGCCATCATTGCTTGTTGAATTGCTTGAGCCACCATTTCATAGTCTGGATCTGATGGACTTATCGATTCAACAAGAACTTTGCGAATTATACGTCTTAATTTGGATTCTTTAATTCTCATGTTGTTTCTCCTTGAGTATTCTGTGTTAATTATACCACATTAATGAAATAAAGGCGTAGAACCTCGAAAGAATCTACGCCTTAGCGAACAAGTTTACCTTGTATTAGTATTGAAGCACACAGTTGTCGAAACGAAGTGTCAATGAAACTTCCATCATTGCCGAGTCTTCGTAAGAGACGTCTCCAAAAGCCGCTGAAGTGAGGAAACATCCTTTGATGTCCCACAATTCAATAATGGTACCTACGGGATCAACCAATTTCAGTTGACAATCACGCTTGTAGAAGTCAGCGTATCCTGCACGACCGGAAACAGATTCGAAATGAGTACGTACCCATTCCATAACCTGTTGTGCACCGGAAGGAGCGATAGGATCGTGGAGTGTCAAAGAGATTGTTTCGAAGGTGGCATTACCTGCAACATATCTTTTAGAGTTCATGTATGAAATTGTCTGCTCTTCGATGGAAACCGAAGGACGAGAAGCGGTTTTGATCAAGAACGAATCGATTCCTTCTAAAGAGAAGATCCAACGATTTTTTCTCTTTGGTTCGAACTTGTTCGGCAACATATCTGCTACGGAAAGTGTATCTGCCATGTTATTTCTCCTATGAAATTATTGTATTCTTTTATATAACTATTCTGTGAACGTTTTAGTCGATCTGATTTCCTACAACAAAGTCTAGACTGATAAACTCAATTGACTTTGTAGGCTGCAAGAAGATTTTACCACGAATGGTGTTATTCTCAATGTCTTGCTGCGTCGTGGTTGTCGTATCGATAACAACTTTGAATCTATCTAGACCCTGTTGCTGTTGGATTCTACCAAGGATTGGATTAACCTTTGCTGAGAATGCAGCCAAAGTAGATTCTCTGTTTGGTTCGAAGAGGATCGAGTTTGCAACAACTCTTACTTTTCTTCTGATGTCGATAAGAAGTCGTCTGACATTCACTCTATCGAGTGCAGACTTCCCTTGAAGCATTGTTTTTTGTCCCCATACAACCATACCATCGTATGCAGAGTTTGCAAATGATGTGATTGGATTGATGTCTACAGCATGCAGAGTATTCAAGTCTTCTTTTCCAAACTCAACCTTTCCATTGTATACATCACTAAGGGTTCCACGATTGAAACCGGCTGGAGCGTACCAAGGATGAGATATTCTGTCGTTATATCCCATTGCACCGAGAACAACGCAGGAAGCTGGTACATAAGGATACTGTTCTGGTCGGAAAGGATCACGGATATTAACTTCTGGGAAGTATGCCGCTGCGAAAGAAGAATCAATGTTTCTATCTTGAAGATTCTTCGCTGTGTTGATCACACTGATGTAAGTACTTGGTGTATCTTGGAAAAGCTTATCATCTTGATCGAATGCAGGAACATCCATGATATACAGAGCATCGAATCGATCTTCTGTTTTGTCAATGGCATAATCTGTAACTCCACCACTCATCATTCCAGGGACAGCAAGAAGTTTGATGTCAACATCTGCCTTCTCTGCAAGGATGTCAAGTGCTTTTCTGTACGCAGCGGTTGTTGGCCCGTTAAGTCCACCGTATTGTGAAACACCTTCGCCTGGAGCCATCTCTCTGACGGAGGAAATGTTGTTCATTGCTTTCTTATCTGCATCGAATATATCGAGGCCGTCAAATCCGCCTTGCATTGGAACAACAAACTTGAAGAATCTTAAGTTAGCTTCCGATGGATTTACCATATCGATTGCTGGATTCAAGTATCGGTAGTGATTCGCACCGGTTTTGGCAGTAGATCCATTCCCTTCTGTGAAGGTACCACCATCAGGAGCAGTTCCTGACGTATTAACGATAGCATCACGAAGATAGAGAGCTTCTTTCCAATAAGTGTTGTCAAAAGCCAAGTTCAACTGGCGATTTCCGTTTGAATCTTTCTTACAGCGACTCCAGATGTTCTCTAGAGAGAATCTGTTGTAGTTGTATAAATCTGCATCCATAACTTGGTTGGTGTCGACATTCGGTGCACCGCGGTTGTCACCAACCCATGCATGATAAGAACCAACAGATGGGAAATGCTTTGTAAGGTTGTAAACCAAACTTGCATTCTTTTCAACCGATGAGTTATATTCCCCACTGGAAGTGATCGATTGGTACATTGTTTCTAGACCCCAACACAAGTTAGTGTCTACTGACAAGTTCGAACCAAATCCTGAAGAGATCTTTTGTCTGAAAGGAAGAGGAGGTTCTACCATATTGAGTGCAGTTTGTTCCAAAGAACTACTACCGATTGCCAAGTGGTGCTTTCCAGCGAATCCAACAGGAAGTGCGCTGATGTCCATTTGACCAGCTTCAACTTGAGGATTCATTTCTACTCGGATATAAGAAGATTGGTTAGGATACAATCCTTCAACGACAATCTTTTGTTTTTCTGCATTGTCTTTTTCGAAGTCGAAGAAAGTGTTCATGTCTCCGATCTTACGGCCAATGTAGTTATCCGAAGTAGGATCTAAAGTCAATCCTCTCCAAGCTTCACCACTGATTCCGATTGGTGATCCATCAGTATCATCCAACCTTCTTAATTCTAGGTCGAATGTAGCATATTCACTTCGGCTTGGTTGATGAACTCTTGAGATTTGAATCTTAAACTGATTCACGAATGAGTTTTCACCAGCATCCAAAGAATGCAGTCTGAAAAGTTTCTTTGGAGATGCACCCAATTTTTGTGAATAGATCCAAGGAGATGAAGCATGAGAAAACTTTTGTCTCCAATTTTCGTATGTAGGCTCATGTTGTGCTACACCACTGTTAGCAGTGAATGCAGTAGTGTTATGATCGTGTGCTCCCGGAACACAGTGCACATACATGCCTGCTTGGTCATCTCTTATAGTAGCTAACCCTGGAGGAATGTCATAGTGTGCATGAAGATAATGTCCAAACTCTTGAATCTTTTCTGGATCTTCGTTCAAAACATTCCTGAAGTATGTCGAACTCTTAGGGTCAAAGTCTGCAGTGTAAACTTTTGATTTGTCACCCGTATATCCATTGAGGATTATTTGAAACTTTCCTGCAGCTGTTAAGTGACCGTTCTGTGCACCGAGATCCTTAGTTGCACTGTATTCACCCCATGCAACTGATGGAACATCTGATTCTGCAATGGCTGTACCAGATGTTGCAATCCCAGGTACAACACCGTTCGGGAAGAATAGGACTCCACGAAGAACCGGAATAGCATTTGCAGCTTGATGCTCTGGAAGATAATCTTGAAGGTCATCGGCTTGCTTCGAATACATGTTGACTCCAAGGAAGTGTACACGACCCTTAGGAGCGGATGGTGAATTATCGAAGATTGTAATTGTCGGTGCACTCTCAGCACCAAGAACATGGACTGTGTCAAAAGCACCAGAAACTTGTGCAAGCACTGGCCCTGTAGCATTGTATGCTCCTCTTGTGATGGTGAAATTACCACCGCCATCGAAGAGTGCGTCTGCAGCTGGATCCAAATCACCAAGTGCCGCGGCCAACGCTGATTCTACTTCTGTTGCAACAGCATCCCCATTGTTTTGTACGATGGAACTCAAGTCGATTCCACGATATGCTTCCTGTGTAGCTGCATTGTCCCATGGAATGTTTGTCAATGTGTCTAGGGTGGTACCTGAAGACAAGAACTCAACCCCAATCTTTACAGTGTTGGTGATACCAGTAATTACGATTGTAGAACCTGCAGGAGGGAGGTACTGG